GTTCCTTTCGCGATGGCCAACATATCAGGCAGTTGGGGCCGCTCAACCCGACAAGCGGGGAGTCTGGGCTCGAAGAGGCGAGCGGGTGCTAAAAGCACCTGAGACCGTAGTCTTTGAGGAGGACAGCGTCCGCGCCGTCGGATGCGTGCTCACACCCAAAAGGGATGTGGCACAGCTCTTCCAAACCGGCGAGGGAGTCGTCTCCAAGGGGGTATTCGACCCCGGCTCTTGTGACAGCGTAGCGTTTGAACACGGCCTCATCCGTGAACACAGCGTGCGTGTCAGTGCACTTATGCGCAAACTCTTGGAAGGAAGCTTGCGTGTCTCCAGCGTGGGCGTAGTGAGCTTTCAGCTTATCCAAGAAGGGAAAGGAGGCGTGAGGGTAAAGTCCTTGAAGGAGACCCTTTTGGAATGCATCACATTTTTCTTGGTTAGGCGGCCCCTTCCCGGGCAGTTCACCTTTGCACGTGCCAAAGGCGCGCAACAAGACTCCGATATTGAGTAGGGGTCTGTAGGCGCCAGTGACATCAAGCACGGGACTGCTCTTCAGGAATTGGAGATCTTCGATCTGACGACAATGATCGACGGTGACGACGTACCCAACCTCGGTGGCGGCATTGATGATGGCATCTTCAGTGGCGGCTCGGGTGTTGTGTAAAGACTGAGCAATACACGCGTTCGAGAATCCATTGATGACGGTAGTCAAGGTGCTACCAGAAAAGAGTCTGGCAACCTTACACCGAAGAATGACCTTCAATTTTTTACCTGCCACTTTGTCGGGAGCGTTGATGCGGATAGGGGCGCGACACTGCTCCACAAGCACGGCGGTGTCGTCGCGCGCCGGTCCATTTGGGTGGAGATCTCGAAATTTGGTGAACAACCGATCCGAATGGGAGGCGTCACAGCTGGAAATGTCGACATTGAATCTCTCAACTCCATTTGGAGTATGGACGGCGTAACAAGAGTCGTCGGAAAAGTACACGAAATAAGCGTTTTCAGGGGGGTGAATGAGATTGGCGAACACGAGAGTCAGCTCATTCTCGGTCGGAGCACTGCAAAAATGGACACGAGTAGTCCAATTTCCATTGGTTAACAAAATGTCTTCCTTGACGGCTTTCTTGTCGACTTGCGTCGACCAGGCTCCTTGCAGAGAGGCTTCGACCCCGAGGTCACCGATCATCCTTCCGGCTTTGCCGGGCTTACCGATCTCGTCCTTCTTGAGTTTATAGATGAGAATACCGAGTCGCAGCCAAACACGCTCTCCAAGATTGCTGTTCAAGCGATCTCCGTAACCGGCGATGCGAACGCGCTTCTTTGGATGGGTGTCGGCGTGGTGTAATTCGGCCATCTTTTCGCGACCGAGCCAATCACTGAAGTAACGCGCGAAACGTTCCTCAAGAACATCGAAGAGTTGCTGCTTTGAATCGAGGAATCGCATTTGTCGCTCAATGTAGGCTGCATGAATGCTGACACCAGCGGGGTCAGTGCGGTCAATGAGCATACGTTGATTGAAGGCGTGGTTGTAAGAGTAATTGGAATTGGCGTGAATGACGCCGTTATGGGAAACGGCATTCCATCTAACCCGGTAAGATCCGTCGGCGTCCACACCGGGGACGGGGGTGTGGCCACACTCGTCGTGGAGTGTTGGGAAGTTAAGTCCGGTTTCCGCGGAGAAGTATTTTCGTCCGGACAACACGACAAATTGTGTGGGGTCAATCTTCTTGACGATGGTGGGCGGACTGAGAGTCGGGGTGAACCGGTATGGTCCTAAAGGTACGTTGCCGTACCCTTGTCCCCTCACCGACGAAAATGCGGTAGACCTTGAGTGTTCGGACGGAAACGCTCCGCCCGGATAGCTCTGATCAAACGTTGCTGCAAATAGTATTCGAGGGTATTCTCAATGGTCTCACTGGCTATGCCACTAGTGTCGTAAGTGTTGACGGCATACCGGGCGGCGGAAAGCAGCGAGGCCGGAACCTTATCGCCGGCCATCCCGAGTCTAGGTCGCAGGGTCTTGTCTTGTTCCAGATGGTCGTACAATCCGCGTTCGATGACGATGGTTGTGGTGGCATTGTACCGACCGCTCATCACATAAGTGACGTGGTTCTTGATAGACATGAGCAGGGTGGAGACCCATATGAGCCCGGTGAGAAGGCAAAGCGCGGAACCGATCCTGGCCCAGGGGAACGGGGGAGGGGGGGCGAACCAACTGTCCCACAGCCGCTCCAAGGCCATCTGCACATCGCGGGTGTACCGACACGGTGCACAAGATAGAACAAAATCTGCGATTTGGAAAGCTATTTGCCACATCTCGAAAATTTTTTCGTCTTGATAAATTTCCCACCCCGTACGGGTCTCGGGCTTATACGCATCCCAAACTCGGACGAGGGATTCGTAAACGGCGTAAGGGAGCCCGGGGTCCCATAGCCAGGTGAAGGGCAACATACAGAGGAAAATGAGGAGAAGACCTCGCCACGTCAAGACTCCACCGTAAGAGTAGGTTTTGAGCAACTCTTGATCCGAACCGCTGGCTGTGACGCAATGTTGGGAGCGGAACCAGTTCGGCACGAAGTCCGAAAGGGTGCTGGGCCCGTGACAGTGCATGTTGACCGTCTCAAGCTTACTTTCTTTGTCACCTTTACCGTCAGCGTAAAAATCGAAAGGGACGGCGACAGCCGTGCCGTAGTCCTTCCCGGCGTCTGGGTCGGGGTCCTCTTCGTCGCTCTCAACCACAGTGAGATCTGCGAGCGTGAATCCAGATGACTGAAGCTTACCGTAACCATATCCACAGGCGTCGTCGCCCGTCGTGGAACTCGCCGTTGATGAATCCGATGAGGTCGAGTCTGTGTTAGTGGAAGTCTTCCCGTCGACTCCAGAAGGAGGAGGGTCATTTTCCGTCTCACTGTGCTCGTCATCCGAATCTTTTTCGTCTGAGCTGGCTTCGTCTTCACTGGACTCGGGGTACGGTGACTCATCGAAGAGGTAATCTTCGTAGTCGTCGTAAGCTTTAATGATCTCGGGATATCGTTTCTGTCGGTTCTTAATGTCCTTCTTCTTGATCTCTTTTTTGGCGGGTTTCGGGGCTACCTTTTTCACCATGACCTTCTTGGGATGTGGCGAAGTCTTAACCGAAGAGTTTTTGGAGTCTGGAACATCATCGACGATCTCGCCTGATTTTTTCTTAGGAATCATGTTCGCGACGGTACTGAGTTGTTTCTCGTCGTGATAATGTTCTTTGCATCCTTTCTTCGAACACTGTTTATAAACAGGTTGCTTCGCCTGGACAGGCTTCCATTCGCGCTCTTTCTTCGCCACTTCTTTCTTCTTGGATTCGGCGGCTCTGCGGGCAGCGCCGTCCAATGGATCTTTGCTGGCGTGGAAATGGCAAACTGTGCACCCCACGATGGTGCACTTGAAATAGGAAATAGGTTTAGGAGGCGGTCCTTCCCCGAGGTAGCCTTTAGTCTTGTCAAATACGCCGTTAGTGAGATTGCGCCCCCTACCCCGCTTCGTTTTTCTGCGGGTGGCGCTTCCACATTTTTTGCCTTGGAGCGTCCCCTCTCTCCGGCTCTTCTTCGCGGCGAGCAAACGCTCTCGCTTGGTGACTCCCCGCTCGTCACGGGGGTCTGCTTCATCGCGGAGACCAAGACGGACTTCCGTGTAGAGTGGGGTCTTGGCACATCGCGAGGGCGAAGTGGCAGGATTATGATGGTTGTCCACAATTCCGACTGCTTTGACGTACAAGCCTTTGGTGCGCTGTTCTTTGGTTTTGGCATTTCCACCTGTGTGGTTGAGCGCGCCATCGTGTCGTGCAGTCACAATGCTGACGGCCTTCAAGTGAAGGTATGAGAATACGTCATCAACACTTTCCATGTTGAATATTCTCAACAGATCGAATTCGTCCAGATCCACGTCACCATTTCGGTTTTCTGTTGCAAGGCAACCGATGCCCCACCGAGAGTCAGATTGCTCATCGGGATTTTGTTCTCGCGCCACTTGCGAATTGCCGAAGCGGATTTGCTCACGACTTGCGTCGCTTGCGGAGGAAGAAGGTTTAAACTCACTCTTACCAACGTGAGCTTTTGTTGAGAAATTATTCATAACTCGAGGTATAATAACAGTTTTCTTGAAGAGGCCAGAGGCTTCACCATTTTATCCGAGGATCGAGCCTCTCCCCACGGGGGAGGGATCATGTAAGCTCTGTTGGATATCCAAGGCGTCCGGTGAAGTATCTCCTTGACACAAAGTGCATCGCCGCTCGCGTCTCATGCTCAATGGACGATTTTGTCTCCCTGCAAATTTCCAGTCTTCCCAATGATTGACTAGTTGCAGGAGATGCGTGAACATGTACGGGGGGTCAGACACCACACAGGTGGCTCCTTTTATAAAACTTCAAGAATGATCAACCTTTCTCTATTCGTACCCTTATACGTGAATTAACACCACCACAAAATGCATGAATAAACACGCACGTGAAAGATGATGCGTGACGCGCTGCCCAAGGATGAGAGTTTAAGGTTTCTATATTTTCAGTGTTTCTTATCCGGTGTCTGAATGCCACGGTGCCGGAGCAACTTCCACAACTGTCTTCCAGAGTCGACTTTCTAACTCATGAATTGGCGATCCATGTGAGAAGCAGTCTGGGTAGAGAGTGTGTAGGTTGCTCAACGGGAGTTGTCTAGTTGATTCGTGCTAGACCACGTCATCTCCGTATGGAGGGTGTTGTTAACTGACCAGGGTGATGTGCATCGAAGCGAACATTTCCGGGTCTTCGTAACCGGTGAAACTGGGCGATGCGCTGTTGGATATGGTGTCCGCTCCGGTTCGGAAATGTGTCGTAGTGTGTAAGACGAGAAGATACATATCGATGCTGTGTTGATTGGTCCAGTAGTAAGTTTCGAGAGAGGTGAGGTCCTGTTCATCCACAAATTTGGATCCTCCAGGCCTTTCCTTACCATCCTGATACAGAGCGAAAGTCTGAATGGTTTTGAACTCGCCACCAGTCGCTGAGACTATGGAACTGGTCACAGAAGCTGAGGCGTGAAGGTGGTAAATACCAGGCAAGAGGGTGAATTCGTATTGATTTGCAGCGATAGTGATGAATGAACTAGGATTGTCGACGTGCCACCGCACGGCAGTCTCCCGGTCTTCGGATTGGTAGGGTTTTCCACTCAAGGTGGTGACCGTGGAGAGGAGAGTGTGAGGAAGTGGTTTGACGAGACCGGGACAAGAAAATTCGACTACGTAGGAAAAGATGAGTTGACCCGCGGCGTCAAGTGTACCCGCGCTATCAATGAGCAGATGGAAGTTGGCTGGATCGTACAAATACCTCTCACGTGACGTTGGGAGAGATCGCACTCTACGCCACGTCATTCCCTCATTAGCACATTTCGGGCTATAAGTGAAGGTAATTTTGTTGTACAGACAACCACTCTTCGCAGATTGATATGTCATGATAGTTTTCACATCTGGGGGAGGAGCATCGTCACAATCGTAATCGTAGGCTCCATAAATGGTACCTCGAGTGGTTGTGACGGCGTTCTTCGGAACGTACGTAACGGAAAATTTCTTGAATCGGTATTTGTCGTAACCTTGAGCTTGTTGGGATAACCACGAAAACGTGTCCAGCCCTGGATTGAGCTGGATGGTGTACGTGTTCATCCCGAGGTTCAAGTTAAGGTCCTCATAATAATCTTCTGCCGTGACTGTGTAATGGTTACCGTTGGACCTCTTAGTAGGAACTCGCCTCTTGACGAGGAAGTTTTTAGCAACGGGGGCAGTTTGAGTGACAATCCGGACAGTCTTGGACTCCTTTTTGCGCTTGTTTGTGCGTCGTTTTGGTTTTTGGTTGGTTTTCTTCTTGGGAATCAGATTTGGGTTCAGGTTGATTACACCCTAGCATAAGCTGACCAACGGCTACCTGGGTGTGGCTTTGTTTATTTGCACCACATACTACTTGTTTTCTTGACCGACGACTCAAGAGTCCACGATGGGTCGCAACGTGGGGTGAGCCACCGACTGGATTTAGAACAATGGCTTTACGCGTGCAGTAAGCGCTAGTCCCACACACGCGGTTGGGGCTGGAGTTTTTGATAACATAGAACCTTTTGAAGTGTATAACTACGTCCGTGTCCGACGCTTGTACTTAAACGCACGACGAACCCGGAGGACCTTAAAACCCGGAGGTGAAATACCGTGCTCG